GAAAGTAATTGTTCCAATCTGCCACAGCGTTTGCTTTTTTAATTGTAATTTCTTCATCCGTCATAGGACGCACAGCCCAAACATCTTTGTAAATATCACCTATTAGTTGGTACTCTGGTTGCTCTGACTGTAACACTTCATAAACACCTATTTCTGGGCGTTGTACACGCTCAAATGGTTTCCAATTTTCTGGGACAACACCAAATGCCTGTAGTAAATTATCTTCAAAAGCAGGATGGTTCTTAGGTTGGCCGTTTTCTGTTTCAATATAAAGATTCATTATAAATCTCCGGTGTTAGTTGATGGGAATGAACGAGTTGTTCCAGATGAGCCTGCCCATATAATGCGAACTGCTCCGACACCGCCTGCACCTCCGTTTCCACCACCGCCACCATGCGCTCCACCAGTAGCCGTTCTTGTTAGTCCAGTTCCGCCAGAGCCACCACCACCCCTATAACCTATTGCGCCAGAAACATACACACCACCTGTGCCATCAGAGCCTTGACCTAATATTCCAACACCACCACCTGCGGCAAATGATGCACCACCACCACCGCCTGCTCCACCGTATCCAGTAGCTCCATCACTACCCATACCACCATTACCGCCATTACCAGAATAGCCGCCTGCTCCACCGCCAGTCCCTCCATAGCCGCTGTTGTATGCCATACCGTTTCCGCCTGTTCCTCCACCATCTGCACCAGTATAAGAACCTCCAGCTCCAGGGCCGCTATAAGTTCCACCGACACCACCATAGGCAATTAAAGACGCGTTAAATGATGAGTTCCCACCAGATTGACCAGAATCAGCAACCCCACCAGTACCAACTACTACCGTATAAGATGAGCCGCTTGTAACAGAAATAGAGTTTTTATACCCAAGACCACCGCCACCCGCACCTTGATTAGATTGACCACCCCCACCGCCTGCGCCAACTGCTACAACAGAAACCGAAGTAACACCAGAAGGAGCAACCCAAGTGTACGTCCCTGCGGTTGTATATGCTTGTTGCCCTGCTGCTGCGCCAAAAGAACGCCCATAAGCAAAGTTTTGTTGAATCCCACTCATTAGGTCAACCCCGCACCGGAAATAATCCATTTATCAGAGTCAATTTTTAACGCTGTCGCTGTGCCGTACTGAGCGAGTGAGCGTGTACCTGTTGTTCCTGTGCCAGCTAAATACATCGTATCTGTTGTGATTGCAATACTGACCACTTGAGAAGTCATGTTAACAAACGAAATTGCTGTACCGATTGGGTACGCCACTGAACCATTTGCAGGAATAGTAAATGTCCGTGCATTAGCGTCAGTTGAAGGATGGAAAATATGCTTACCCGCATCCGCAGCAACGAGTGTGTAGGCGGCAGATTGACTGTTTTGAGGGATATTGATATAACCAACGCCATTTGTCCCATCAACGGTACAAGATGACAGCGTACCGCTAGAAGGTGTGCCAAGCACAGGTGTGACAAGCGTGACCGAACCCGTCATCGTACCGCCAGCAAGCAATAGCACTTGCTCATAGCGCACACTGTCCCCAGCAGACGTGCCAGCGGCAAGTCCTGTGAGTTTTTTAGCGTTCATTGGCAAGTTAGCCGAAGGCGTAGACTGACCGTCACGAGTGATACAGTTTGTAAGCGCCGTTGCAATGTCACTGTTAGTGTTATTTGTCGTTGTTGATGAAATCGTTGTGCCGGTAACAACGGGGTTGCCAGCGGGCAGGTTATATGTCCCAGAGCCATTAAAAGCCATTATTGTTCCCCTTTATATGATGTGCGTGATTGCAATGCAGATAAGCCTTGACCTGCTAAACCGCTTGCGCCTATTCTAAGGTTTCGCTCGTCATAAGGCAAACGAGATTGCGCTCGTTCAATAGCGTTAGCAAATGCTTCAGACGACATAAGCTCTTTGGACAGCTTATCCGCGATTGCTTTATCTGCTTGTTTAGTAGCGATAGTGTGAAGCCATTTTAATACCGCGCCGCCCGTAGAAAGTTGGAACGGTGTGTGAGGCGTGGCTTCAGACGCTACTTTGCGCGTAGATTCACCTACTTGACGACCTTTTAACGCTAACGCTTCAAATTTCTTTTCGTCTTGAAGTGCCGCCATTACTTCTTCTACGGCGCGTTTAATTTGCGGTTTACCTTCTGTTAATTTGTCCAACGCTTGCGCGGTGTCGTAAGGGTGATTAGGCGTTTGCTTTCTTACATCTTCAAGCATTGATTGAATATTGGCGGTTTCTTTAAAGTCTGCCAATTTAGCCGCGCCTTCTTCTTTACCATATGTAGCCTTTAAAAGCGTCGCTATGCGAGAGTTATCAAGCGCTTTAATTGTCTTAGCACCTGCATTTTCAACGCCCGTTGTCATAGGCTCAAACGCATTATCAATTACTTGCCGCGCCAATTCAGGTTTAGCTTCAGGCGTTAATTTGTGCAATATGCGCCCCATTGTGCGAACGTCTGCATTAACAGCTATTTTAGCTAAATTTTCAGGGTCAGTTGCGGCGCTTAAGTCTTTAGCGGATTTGCTAATAATTCGCTGTTGATTTGCAACCGATTCGTCAACCACTTTAGGAATTGCTTTAATCTGCTCACCAAGCGCGGCTTGTTTAGTTTCTGCGCTACCAAAATATCGAACAAAGTTACTTAGCCGGTCTTTAAGAAACAAACTAGCAGGTGCAGAATCCAAAGTGTCTAACGCTTCGCTGTGTTTTTCTATAAAGTCTGCGCCTGCTTGGCTACCTTTTTTCAACGCGCTTTTAAACTTACCTTCGATGCCTTCTTCAATGGTCTGCATGGCCTTTGGGTCATTTCCAAACGCATTAACGTAATCCACTGCATAATCAGGATGAAGCGCTCTATCTGCTACTTCTGAAGGATTAATTCTAGGGCGAGAAAACGTATTTTCTGTCGTTAATCTTTTAGCTTCACCTTCCATATATGGCGCGGCTACGGTTTCTCTAAATAATTTATTTGCGCCAGTAAAAGTTTCTCCCGCGCTTTCAGGTGCGCCTTGCGCTATGGTTTGATTAATACCCGCCTCTAATTTTTCTAAATTACTTTTTGTTAGATTAACTTGCCCATTAGTTGACCTTTCTATCTCCCTACGGTCTTTTAAAATTGCAGACCGTAAAGCATGAGCTTCTTGTAGAGTACCTTCAAAAGGTAAATCCCCTGTTTTAGGATTAAGCGGCTTGCCGTTAGCGCCTAAAATTTGAGGTGCGGCATCTTCTTTACTTTTAAGCGCTTTTAAAATTTCATGTACTTTAGGTGCAACATGACGGTCAATTTCCGTAGAAAGGTTATTTTTAATGTCCCCCGCAGCATCAAGTAAAGGTTGAAAGCTAAACTTTTCTGGCGCTTGCCCATAAGCTTCTGTGTACTGCTTACTTGGCTCTACGCGAGCGGCTGTTTCTAGCTCTGCTTTCTTTTCCGCAAGCGTTAAGCCAACATCACGTTGAGAAGGTTGAGCCACCGCGTTAACTATGCCTTGCTTAGCTTCTTCAAGCCCTGCCTGTTGAGTTTCTGCTTGCCGTAATAGCTCTGCTGTACGCGCCGCTTTAGTATCCTCAAGAGCGCCTTTTTGTGCAATTACCGCGTCACGCACGTTTTGATACGGCATGGCTTTAGGCACATTGCTAACAGGCAATTCGCCTTGTTGCACTGCATTAAGCGAGCTTTGCGCTTGATTAACTCTTGACGCTAAGGCTTCCGCTTCCGCTTTGCGTTTAGCTGTCCATTCAGGCGCCGTTGCTTTGTTAATTTCTGACGATTGAATATTTGCTGCAAGCTCAGGAGATTGAATGTCCACTGCAAGTTGCTCTGGCGACATTCCTGCGCGTAATTTTTCAACCACTTCGGGAGCATTAGCGCCGCGTAAACTCTCTATAATTTTAGCGTCTAAAATAGCTTGTCTGCCTGACTCATATAAAGGTTTACCTAACATCGCTACACCACGAGCAACAGGCGCTAACGTGCCGGATATTGCGCCTACCGCCGCGCCAAGCCCTGCATTGCCCATAGCTGAGCTATTGGGGTCAATTAGCTGTCCTGCCGCCGTATTCATTAACGCGCCAGCGCCTACTTTAGCAATATAGTCTTTGGCGTATTGTTTTGACGGGCCTGTGCTAAGACCAAACGATTCCACCGCCGCCGCGACATTTTCAGGTAATTTTGCCATTCTAGCGCCAGCGCTTGCTGCACCGCCAAGCGCCATTAAAGGCGCTGTTTCACCGCCAAATTCACCTACTTTAAACGGGAGGCTTTCTGGGTTTGCGCCCATTCCTTGAAGTTGCTGTTGAACTGCGGCTTTATATTCGTTAGCTTTTTCAGGCGACACGGCGTTAACTGTTTGCGCTGCGTTAACACCAATATTAGACACACCTTGCGCTCCGCCAGCGTAAATATTACCTAGATTTTGCATCGTTGCAGACGGTGTATTGGCAACATATTCGCCAAACCGTTGAAGCGTTGACTTTTCTTCTGGTGCTTCTGCGCTCCCTCCGGTTACTACGCGCCCCGATTCTTTTTCCGCTCTTTGAATAATAGCGTCTTGTGTAATATGGCTAGGGATATTTTCATACTTAACCTGTGTTCCGTCATCGAGGTCTAATGTTACGCTTCTGGCCATTACTCGCTCCAATTCTTAATGATGACTTTACTTTTAGGTGGCGCTGTTTGCCCTGCGGGTTGTTGAGGTGCTTCTTCTTTAGGTGCAAATTTTGTAAGATTATACCCTGCATAATCAAAATCTTTATTCGTCCCATGTTTATATGCACTTGCAAGTGTTTTAACTCGGCCGCCAAACAAACTATCAAACGATTGTACCAACCCTTTAAACTGCGCTGGTGAAATATTGCCGTTAAGTAGCGCCTTATAATCCTGACGGTCGCCAAGTGCAGACGCTCCACCAGAAGCTAATACCGCCGCCGCAATCTCTGGTGCAACCATTTGCGCCGTAGCACCAAAGGACGCTTGCGGTGCTTGCCCTCTTTCTTGAGCTATTTTGTTAAAGATACTGTTTGCAGCAGGAATATCACCGTTTTCTAAGGCTTTATAGGCGTCTTTTAAAACGTCAATATGTTGCACAGCTGTTCCAATACGCATTATGTTTTTACCAGAATTCCCCGCAGAGCTAAAGTCCATCTCTGTTCTTTTTGCTGCGTTTGCTTCGCCAGTCCCTTTTACAATATCACTTGGGGCTATACCATTGGCTTCCTGCCAGCGTAAATACGCAGGCTGAATCTTAGTGCTTACGCGAGGGTTTATGCCGGACAATTGATTTTGATATATTTGGCTAAAAATAGCGTTTTGCTCTGGTGAGAATTGATTTGGCGCAGAAGCGCCGCCCATAGCACCGTTAGGCGGCATTCCTGTAGGCGCTCCAGTAGGCGCTCCAGTAGGCGCTCCAGTAGGCGCTCCAGTAGGCTGAGGTGCAACATTAACAGCAGGAGGTGCAGTGGTATTGCCAAATGGGACAAGTGTTCCGTTAGGGCCTGCTTTAAAATGTTGCCCAGTTTGTCTATTAAATGTAATAGGCTCTCCCGTGTAAGGGTCTACGCCAGCAGACGCATAATGGTCTTGATTTCCACCTTGATTTTGTCGGGCTGCGGCAACCATCGCTGCAATTGCTTTTCGAGTTTCGTTACTTTCACTTGAAAGCGTTTCGCGAAGCGCGTTGGCTTCTTTGGCGCGGTCATTTCTACCTTGTTCAGATATATCAAATTGCTCACGTTTATCCGTTCTAAGCGCGTCTGCAAGCTCTTTTTGAGTAGCTCTAGTGTATCTGTTATTAGCAATAGATGTTATTGTAGGCGCAAGCTCTGGCGACGTTAACGCCATTGCGGGGGCAAGTTGTTCAAATTGGTCAGGTGTAACATTTTGAGCAACATTTTGTTCTAAAGGTTTGGCAGGTACGGTTTGAGGTTGTTCTCCACCTGTAACAAATGCCGACGTTTTATCCCACCAAGAAGGTTTTTGCTCAGGTGTTCCAGCTTGCAATGCCATTTCTTCAGGTACACGAATACCTGCTGAGTTAAACATTCGCATAGTGGCGGCTGTTTTTTCACGCTCTGCTTTATCTAAATCTTCTCTAGCGCCACTTTCTTGATACGCGCCAATGATATTTTGCAACGCGCCAAGCGCGGCTCCACCAGTATTAGGAACGTACCATCCGCTAACCATTTGACCAGCCGCAATATTATCGCCTTTTTCTTGTAACTTACGAGCTAAAGCAATTCTATCTTTAGCACCAAGCACTTTTTCATCGTATAAACTAGCCACTCGCACCTCCAAATAGCCCATTCCATTTGTTTTGCAAACCGTTCATAAAGCTACCCTCGTCAGGTGTTTTAGCTTGCATCGCCGCAAATTGAGGGTCATATTGACCAAATTCATCCGCGTACTGCTGTGCGTCGCTTTTGCCAGCTTCTTTAATAGCCTGATAACCTTTACCAAGCGCTTCCGCGTTCTGCATTATGGATTGCGCTGACGGCGCGGCATTACCTCGCGGGTATTGCGGTTGGTTTCTAAGTGCAGCCACCAGCGCTGCGTGTTGGTCTTCACCTAACATCATTACACTAACCCCAGCATTGAATAATTAACCATTTTAAACCCACTTGGGTGCATAACGATAGCTTCTGGCATGACTTGTTCCACTTCGTCCGCCATAACGCCAGCAAACGGCTCACCCCACAAGTAATCCCATGTGTAAAGCCCAATGCCAAGAACGTGTGTGCCAATGCGTTTAATGTTCTTTTTAAGCCTTCTGTCAGACTTAACCGCCGCGCCAATACCTGCGCCGCCAAGCGCTCCCGCTGCGCCAATCCCTGCGCTCATCATTTGCGCATTAGCCGCCGCTTGTGCATTATATACGCTCTGGTCATATTGACCTTGCGCAGTAGCCGCGCCTAACATATCCGCGCCTTGCCAGTTAGCTAGCTGTCCGGGCTGAGATACGCCAACCGCAGGTAAATTAGCCGTATTAAGTTGAGCGCCTGTTCTTAGCGCTTGCAAAATATTAAGCGGATTCTGTTGAACCGCTTGATTCTGCGCAAGTTGCTGATTACTTGCCGCGTTACTCATTTGCCCGCTTTGCAATTGCTGATTATATAATTGTGAAAGCTGCTGGTTATTTAAGTTAGCGTTAGCCATAGCAGCGTTATATTGCTGCGTTTGCGCGTTATTTGTTGACGCTTGGTTGGATGTGTCCATACCAAAGCGTTGACCAACGGCTGTGTTTTGCGCCTGCATATCAGACAAATTTTGTCCGTATTGTTGTGCTTGCGCGGCATTTTGAAATTGTGCATTACCTTGTGCTTGGTTGTACGCTTGTTGTTGCGCCGCGTTAGCAAAGTTAGCTGAGGTGACATTTTGACCAAATTGTTGCCCTAATGCGGCGTTAGTAAGCCCCATATTAGTTTGTGCGTTGGCGTTGTTTTGCCCTGCTGAAGCGTTAGCTAATTGTTGCGCGGTAACGTTTTGACCAAACTGTTGACCAAGTGCTGTATTGCCAAATTGAGCGCCTTGAAGCCCCATGCCAAACAACCCTTGCGCCGCCGCCGTGCCTTGCCCAATCGCTTGATTTCGAGCGTCCGTGTACGCTTGTTGCTTTTGATTGTTAAAGTTAAGCATTGCGTTGTTATACGCTTCACTACCGCGCGTAATGCCTTGGTTAGCCAATTGGCTTTCCATCTTTGCTTGGCTTTGCGCAAACTGTGGGTCAAGATACTGCGTATTCGCTTTGTATAACGCATCAACGGCTTGTTGATTAAGTAATGTTGGGTCTAGCCCTAAGTTAGTTTGAATTTTAGCTGAGTTGTTTAACCCCGCTCCAAGACCACTAGCCTGCTGATTAGCGCCAGATTGCGTTAAAATTCTATCCCCGTTATTATCTACAACATATTGCTCTACCCCGTTTACGTGGCCAATAGACGTTCTCATTTGACCGGCATTACCTACGCTGCCCTGCAAACCGGAGGTATCTAATCCACCGCCAACAAAGTCAGGTGCATTAACGTTTGTCGTCATGCGGTCAGCAGTAGATTCAGGGCCACCTTGAATTGCAATTTCTGGCGCAACCCCTTGTGAAATGGCTTGCTTAACTTTATCAAGCCCAGTCAACGCCATTTTCGATAAACCTAATTGCGTAGCTTGGCTTTGATTAAATAGCTGTTGGTCGTTAGCACCTAATGTTTGAGTTTGGCTCCATTGCTGAGGGTCATACGTTTTAACAAAGTCTTTAGGTAGCCCTTTTCCCGCATAATAAGTATCTTTTTGCTTTTGCGTTAAAGAAGACATATCAAAAGGCATACTGCCTTGAGAATCAGGTTTTGCAGGGTTTATATAAGTTACGCCAGTTGATGTGCCAGTAGGCGAGTACGCTCCTGTTTCTGCATCATAAGTAAATTGCTGTGGGCCAACTTGATTGGTCATGTTGCCATATTGCGCTGCAATAGACGCGTTTTGATTTCCTGCTGCCGTTTGTTGCGCGGCTAATTTATAGTCTGGCGCTGGCGGAGGTGAAGGTGTACACATGGATATTCCTCGTTAAAATGTATATGTCATGTTTGCGCAAGTGTGTTTAAAGCCCATTCGCTCCCACAACTTTGCAACGCGTAAATCGGTCATCGCGCTAACATTTAGACGTTTCACTCCACGGTTGCGTAGGTCAATAAGTCCAAAACGTACTAAATTCTTACCAATGCCTTTTCGATGTTCTTTTGTAATGTAAAGCGCGTCTTCTTGCGCTATTAAGTCCATATTGTGCATATCGTTTGTTATATAGATTGCACAATGGCCTACTGGTTTACCATCTAACCGCGCAACATACATAATTAAATAGCCTGCATGGCTAGCTTTCAAATATTCATCAAGCCGCCAATTAAACGGCGAAAAGTTTATGTCTTGCTTTACTAAACGCTCAAGCATTTCACTGTAATGTGCCCGAAATAACGGCTCAAATTCTTGCCAAATATCGTGGAACTTTTCTATGCTGTAAGTGTACTCCATTATAGTACGCCTCCGCCTTCAAATACATAGTCTGTTGCATAGTAGCGAATATCAGACGTTTTACTTGATGTTCTGATTCTAAACGTGCCGTAATAGCCCATGCCCGACGCCATTTGCCAACGTGAGAACGGCATGATGTTTCCGCCCCATTGTACATTGTCCCAAGTGCCAGAATCCCAAACGCCTGCGTTGGTAGCAAGAAGGTTATAGGGTTGTGGTGGTTGAGAATCTAAATCAAAATTAAGGTTAATCTGACCGGAAAACGCAAACGCATAATCGTAGCCCATTGACACTTTAGCCATCGTCCAACGCTTAATCTGACTTTGACTGCCAAAGGCAGAAAAAGCAGGTAAAAGGTCGGTATTGATGACTTCGCCATCATCAGTTGGCCCATCCCAAAATTTAAAGATTTTGCCGCCTTGTCCAAAATACATTACGTTGTTAACAAACGCCCAACAGGTAGCATTAACGCCTGTAAAACGTGACCATGACCCGCTAATGGTGTTCATAACGTATTGGTCAAACTGCGTTGAACTGATTGGTACGTTAATAAACAGCATATTATTAGGTGGGCTTAACACGACTTGCCAACCGTAATTTCCTGCATACGCTACGGTTGCATCAGTAATACGTTTTTGTATTTTGTTTGTGATAGACGTTTTGACGTTAACACGACTAGACATTAACCATTGTGACAAAGGGACTAATCCATCTTTGTTTAGCAGTAATACGTCGCCCCCGAACTTAATTGTGCAACTGCGCCCTACGGGTGAACCGCCATAATACACGCCATTAAGCGACCATGTATCGGCTGACGCAGGGTTTGTTCCGCTATAGACGGCAATCTCACCTACCGTAGTAATGACGACAAAATAGTCATCCATACCGTTACCGGCGTCAAGCGTCCATGTTTCAATCTTAGCAATACTGCCGCCATTGATAAACAAAGGTGCAAAGTCAAAAGAAGTTGCTGTGCCAGCAATCGAATCAGTCGCTAAATACCAGCATTTCATGCTGTCTTTTTGGACAAACCACGCTCTGCGATGATGCACTAAAACGCCAACAAGTAGGCTTGTGTCAACGCCTGTGATAGCGTAAGGCGTTGATACGCCTGTCACTTGTTGCCATGTTGTGCCGTTATAGAGAAGCATATAATCTTCGCCGTTTACGGCAAGCGTAAATGTGCCGCCTGACGTTGATACTTGACCAAAATACCATCTAGCGTTAGAAAGCCCTGTAACAACTTCAGTTGGCTCAGTTACCGTTCCTTCAGCATCCCTGTAGATAGTCGTAACATCCCAAACACTGCAATTACCTTCGTCATCCGCTACAGCAAAAATGTGCGCTACGCCATCTTGACCGTCATAAGTAATAAACGATTCAATATTTCCAGTGATATTTTGCTGCCACGGCGTGTAGCCTTTGCGCGATTGCAATTCAGTAGGTAAGCAAAACCAGTTGTCGATGATGACCGCCTCATTAGGCGACATCGCGGCTAATTGATTGACCGCATTCCACCCACCTATTGGCGCGGTGACAGTGACGGTACCTGAAGTTTGGCGTTTAGGACGTAGCATTTAGTTACCTATTTAACATGTTTCCAAGTTCTTCCTTTTTCTATTCCCCTAATAGCTGAAGGACTTACGCCATAATCGGCTGCTATTGTTGAACACGACTCGTTTACTGCAAGCCTTGCTCTAATAGCGGGGATATCGTTTTCGTGCAATTTAGCGTCAGGTTGATTAGAGCCTTTTACAGTTACTCTACGGCCTTTTGCAACCATATCAGCTACATTATCAGCTACTGTACCATGTTTTAAATGCGCAGGGTTAACGCAATTTGGTCTATCGCAACTGTGCATTATAACCCCTGTCATCTCAATATCAGGGTTATGGTGCTTAAACATTTCTCTGTGAATAAAGACATTTTTGCCGTCTTTACCTATTCTGCCATACCCATCATGATTACGGCAGCCCATAAACAAATGGCACCCGTTTTCATCTATTACAACGTGTTTAGCTATTCTGTCCCAAAAAGTTTCGTGTCTATACGGTCTTGCCATTGTCTTACTCCAAAAGAATTTGCGGAAATAAGACTATACAACAAAAGTATTTCTAGTGCAACATTAACTCGTAGTGTTTCCATAACCAGTGTCAGGCAGGTTGTTCTGAGTGAGTAGTATATTTGGATAGCGTGGTGCGAGGGACAGCGTATCTGCGCCGCTCTCTGCTGCTTTCCATTTCTCCAGCTCACGAGTGTAATCTTGAAGCACTGCGGTGGTGTCGAAACCTTTAATCTCAAACAATTTGAGCTTTGTGCCAAGCACCATTACACGGTCTGGAAACAGCGTTGTGTCAGTATCAACCGTTAATCGTGTCTTAGGTGTTCCATCAGCCGCTACAACCCATGCGTTAGAAACGTACTCAAAGCCCATTACTAGCACTGCGGTAGGCGCAGGCCAGATAGTGAACTTGTTACCCATCATTCTAAAGCGCATACGAGGACCTGTCGTAACATAGCTTGCTTTAAGCCATTGCCATTCTTGGGCGTCTTTAGGGCCAATAATTGACCAACGATTTGATTTATTGTATTGGGTTTTGTCTACCATCCGCGCAAAATCGCTAGGCATTGCATACTTAGCTTGACTAAATGTAATGGTAATGCCTGTTGCAGTGGCAGTAGCAGGAATAGAAGTTGTAGCCGTTGTTGAACCAACAAAAGTGACAAAAGTGTCTTGTGACAACCCTTCGCCAATGGCCATAAAATCAGTCGATAGCCCTGTTACTGACGACAAATTGGTGATGGTGGTTGAACCTTCAGTAACGTCACCCGTATATTGATAGTAAACCGTTTCAAAACGGTATTCTGCCGCTAAGGCTTGCCAGTCACGCTCAGTTGATAGCGTGTCGCCTGTACGGTTCATCAGCGCTTGAATTTGAAGCACTTGAGGGTCTGTTGATGTCGCCACTTGCGTGGGGACAGGCAAACCTATTTCTAAACAGACATCTTGAACATTCGTAAGTAGGTTTGCCATGCGTTTTATTCCTTAACGGTTCTAACTCTTTTGACTTCAGGTGGTTGTGCGTCCATCAAAATTTTCATTTGCGCTTGAAGCTCTGCAATTTGGTCAGATTGAGCTTTAATTAGTTCATCAGCGTCTATTTTACCACGATTTAAAAAGGCTTGTGCTTTATTGCGAAGTTGTGTGCCTCCCATAATACGGATAAACGCCGCGTCAGGTGCGCCTGCAACTTGTTCAATATATCTAAACCCTTGGTAGGCTAGCTCAATGCGGAGTGTTTCGGCAATTTCTGGCCATTCCTCCATTGGCGTACCTTTAATATCTTTTAAGCCTTTATAGGCTTGCCATTGCCGTGCAAAACGGGCTTTGTGGTTATCGTCGGCAATCGTGTCAATTGACAGTGATTTATCGCCGGGTACATTGATTCGGATAAAGTCGTATTCTTGCCCATCGTGCGTTCCAATGTAGAATGAAACGTCTAAGTAAGCATCGCCGCCGGTATCGCCGACATAAGAAAGTTGTTCGCTCATATTTAATCCTAGTTAGTTGGCGGTAAGCCGTCTAGCTTACCGCCTTAAAAATTATACTACTTGACCTTGGTGGAATGGACGGTTGATTTGAATCAACGCCAAGCCAGAGCTAGGTGTACCTGTTGTGGTAGATACTTTAGCATTTAAGATTTGCTCACCGTTTACTTGAGCATCATCAACACTGCCCGGAGTTGCCGCTAGCATAAATACATCAGCGCCAACAGTCATAGCGTTAGGCGCTTTAACCGCAGCGATACCTTGAATCTGATACCAGCCGTATTGTGATGCTACGTTAGCAGACATCGATACAGCCACTTGACCAGCGCCGCCAGTAGCAGGCGCTAAAGTAGTTGTGGCTAAGTATGAGTCATAAGTGACTAATGAGCCCACAACAGTTGATGCAACGCCTTTCAAATAAATGAATTCGCCGGCGCCGTAAGTTGGGTCTACCGCAGTAACGATAGTGCCTAATGCGTGGTTCTGTGTGGTATCAGTAAGCGCGATACCTTGAAAACCCGCTAAAGGGGTCGTAATGTTATAAGCCATGAATGCCTCCTAGGTTGTGCTGAATGTTGCGTTGAATTGCGCACCAGAACAGGTTAACGCGCCAGAGAAGCCCATTAAGCGAACAATCGCGTCTTGGTTAACTGCTTGACGGTCACCGCCGATTGGCACGAAGTTACGGTCTTTGTGAGGACGGAAGTACACATATTTTGTGTTAATAAAGTCCATACGAGTTGCAGTTTGGTTGCCGCCGATACCGCCACCAAGTACAACGTCAGCAGAGCCAGCGCCGCCGTAGAATTTCAACGCAGAGAAACCTGCCGCGCCTAATTTATCGTCAGTGATACGTTGGATTGCCTGCAAAGACGCTAAGTAAAGCGAATAGGCGGTTGAGCCTGCATAAATTAAATCAACATGGTCTGTGCCACGAACAACTGATAACGCGACAGTGTTCATGCTGTTTTGAATGTTAGCCGCAGTAGCTGCTGCGCCAGTCAAACCAGTTGAAGTGTACGCGCCATTACGCCAGAAAGTCCATGTAGCACGGTCAATACCGCCGTAAGTACCTGTACTTGGTGAAGTGCTAATCATAGCCGCTAAACCAACTAAGTTTTTACCTGCGTTACCTGTACCGTCACCATGTAAATCGATGTCGATTTTGTTGTTAAGTCTTGCTTCAGCAATTTCAACACGGGTAGCAAGCAATTCAATCATCGCTTCTTTACCGCTGTTAGCAAGCATTTCAGGGCCAGAAATCGTTACAGCGTCTGCATAATGTTTCAAATTGAACTGCGCAGCACTGATTGGAGAATCAGGTGAAATGTTGATAGTTTCATAACCGCTATAGCTTGACGCATAGTTGGTTGAAGGGTCGTTATAAAACAATTCTTGCAAAATGGTTGAACCACCGCTGATTGTTTTTACGTTACCGCGTTCTTTCAAACGAAGTAATAACGCGTTGTTGTTTGTTAAGTTATCTTGAGCCGATTTGGTACGGCTTTCGATGGTGGTTGCGATAATGTCACTAATCGCGCTGTTTGCAAATGCCATTGCTTAATCCTCGTAAAATTTAAAATCCGTGAAGGCGCATTGCCTGTCTAACGGCTTCTTCAGTAGTTGCAGGGATAACGGTTCGGTTCGCGCCCGCAGGTGAACCTTTAACCGATACCGCTGCTGCCTTTGCTGCCTTTGCAGCTTGGTCTGCCTGCGTTAAATTTTGACGATTCCCGCCGCCTTGCTGTTGAGCATAGACTTTTTGAAACGTATTATCGTTTAACCGCAATGCTTTTTCATAAGCATCATCTAAGTCATTTGCAAGTCCACGTTCTAGCAGGTCTGCCATCGTTGACTGCACCTCAGTAAAATACTCATGACGTTGCGCAAAATCCGAAATTTTAGACTGAATTTGAGCGTCTTCGTGACTTTGTTTAAATTCCGAAGCCTCTCGCAGTTGTCGTTCTTTTTCGTCTAGCTGCGCCTTAAGATTGTGCATGGTTGGGTCGTATGGCAAGCCGGCTAGCTGAGTCATATCGATTTGATAATCATGCGCTAATTTCATTAGCATTTCCGCTTTTTCTTGGTATGACCCTCGACGAAGCGTGTGTTCTGTTTTTAGAAGATTGAAAAACGCGACGTCTGGCGCGACTTGCATTTCCTCTAAATAATTTTTATATGGGGCAATCGACTTATCAATGGTTTTAGCAAAGTTAGCCGCTGATTTATACTGCTCTATCCCTCTGTGGAACTGTTCTTCACGCTCTATGATATGCTTCTGTACAGTTTCTGGCAACTTTTCTAACTCGGCTGCCGCTTCGGCTTTCCATGATTTCCACGGAGAACGTTCAGGAGGCGGTGCTTTTACTTCTTCTTTTACGGTTTCTTCAGGTTCGCTTGTAGATGTTGATTCTTCAAGTTTATCCAGCTCACGCCCAATAATATCATGGGTAGATTGACTTTCTTCTTCTACTGCAACTTCTTCAACTGAGTCTTCAGTCGTCGTTTCTTCGCTCATTTGGAGTCCTTAGTTAGTTTATTCTTGCGGCAATTTCTTGTCGCAACGTTTCTTTTTTACGCTTTTGCGCAAAATGGTCTACTTTGGGCGTCATGTCCTCGTTACCGACTTCACTGCACCCATTGTTCTTTAAATGCCTACGATGCTGACCTCTATCAGAAATCATACTGCCATCAATTTGTGACCTATAAGGTGCAAACTCGGCGTGTACAAAAGACGCTGAAATAACTCGCGTCATTATCGTGTCGCAACACTCCGGCAAATTGTCATAGTCTGCCAGCTTTCTAAAGATGTCTTGCGTTGCTCCGCATTCTTTACATTTGACTTCGTACAGCGGCATTACGCAACATCCTCTGTCCACTCAATTCCTAGATACAAACTAGCGCCAGTTGGTACGGCTTGCCCGTTAAAATTAATTGCTAAAGACTCTGAAGTGCCTCTAAGAACGATAGCTTTGTCATTACGAACGCCAAACTCGTAAGATGACGGCAGTGCTGCCGCGCCCGGCGTTGCGCTAGCGGATAAGTACGTTTTATGGGCTTCTATTGCAATGCCAGTGCCTAAGGCTGAAGGGTTTGCAGTATAGAGTTTTAATGTTGCTGTTTGCGCGTCATCGGCTGAATCTGCCTGTGCAGCGGTCACGTTAGTTGATGTACCTGCGGTGTTAGCAACGGTGCGCTTAATAATGTAATGGTCATATATGGATGCTGTCGTAGCCGTACCCACAATCTCCACTTTTGTCACGCGAATAATTTTTGTTGCAGAACCAGATATTACAAGCACGTCTGTAGCGGTTGCCACAGGTGTAATGTCCTGCGCAACATATCGAAAAGTGGCGCGTGTACCGTTGGTGCTTATGCCTACAACGTTGCCGTCGGCTCTTGCAGCGACTGGAACACCAGTGCTACTGACAGCGGATATAATTTCGTACCCCATTTTAATCTCCAATCATAATAGTAAAAGTATGGCTTCTTCGTCGTCACGCTCGTCTTCAAGCATTTGCGCGATAGCAAGCTCTAGTGCAGCTTTTTCAGTTTCCATGCGGAGGATTGCTTCATAATCCTCAACAAAAGTAACAGGCTTTTCTTCAACTTTAGGTGCAACCTTAGCCTTTGGTTTAGGCTCTCCAGTGACTGCTTCAACGGCGTCTTCAATCGCTTTTTTAACGTCGGCGCTGTTGTTTTTGTATTCTTTTTTCTTGGCTTTTAAGCCGCCGCGTCTAGTGTCAATTAAAAACGGTGGTATTTCTGAACCTGTAGCTACAAATGTAATATCATCTAACGTAACCGCTAATACGCCCGTTTGAACCTCATTCCCCGCAGCTACAAATGTAATATCGTCTAACGTAACCGCTAAAGTACCGCTGTTAACTTTGCCGCCTGTGGCTGCAAACGCAATATCTTCTAACGTAATTGCTAATATTCCCGTTTGAACTTCATTGCCTGTAGCAGTAAAGATGATGTCCGCTAACGTAACGGCTAACGTGCCGTTGTGCGTTAGCTTTCCTGTACTAGCAAACGTAACGTCATCAAGCGTAACGGCTAATGTGCCGTTGTGCGTTAGCTTTCCTGTACTAGCAAACGTAACGTCATCAAGCGTAACGGCTAATGTGCCGTTGTGCGTTAGCGTCCCCGCGCTAGCAAACGTGATGTCATCAAGCGTTAAGGACGCCGTCGCTTCAATGGTAGACCACTGCGCGGTGTCCCATATTCCAGCATCCCATAAAGCCATTATGCGTTACCTTCCGTAATAGTTGCAGAAGAAATAGCCACACTATCACCCGTCGTAACAGACGTACTTGATAAGTTAATATTGCTAGCTGACGTGCCAACGGTTAATCCTGATACGACCAATGTCGTACCGTCTGATTTATAGATACTTGCGTTAGCCGCTGTACCTGTTGCGCCTGCTGTACCTGCTGTAATTGCGCTTAAGGTAAGCACTCCGCTAGAAGCCGCGCCAGCAAACGGTGTTCCGCAAACGCATTCCACTAGCTGAACTGCGCCAGAAGTATAAATTCTAAGTTTAGCGCCGTTACCAGCAAAAGTGGTAATTGCATCCGCGCGTGAATTGCGCAAGGTAGTGTTAAGTGTGACTGCCATTTATTTGACTCCTATAATTTTGCCGTTAGCGTCCCGAACAACTTGTTTTGGACGAGTTACTTGGTTGTGCATTTCAGACATTCTGTCGAGCAATGCTTGGTTTTGTTGATTTGCCATTGTCATCATTTGAGTCATGTTCATGTTAACGCTGTCAATGACATTGCCTAGTGAGCTTGACAATAATTGACTGACTTGAGGTGTTCCCGTTTCGTCAAGCTCTGTCATTGCATCCGCGTCTTTTCCTGCGTTAAGCGTTAAGACGTGTTGTTTCATGCTATTTTGAGCTTGAATCTGTGCAATAGCAATTCTAGTGTCGTTATCAAGCTGTGTTTTCCATCTATCAAACTCGAGTTTAGCTTGTTCAAGCTGATTGCTTGCTTGAAGTTTCACTTGTTCAAGCTGCATTGTCGCCTGCTCTGACTGTTGTTGTGCTTGCATCTTCATTTGGGCAATTTGCGCCTCGGCTTGTGTGCGTTGCTCGTCTTTGCTTGGTGGTTGAGGCCCTTGTGCTTTTTTAGCCGCTTGGTCAACAAACTGTTCAAGTACGCCTTCAAGTTCACGCCCTGCTTTAAATCCTCGAACACCATAAAGCAATAGCTCTCCAACTAACGGCGCTATAGCAGGGTCTTCTTTAACCGCGCCAATACCGTCTTTAATAAAGCTACTCACCGCTTGCAAAAACTCCATGCGGTTTGCTTTTTCAGTCTGTTTATCAAGCTCAACTAACGTGTCTGTCTGTATGTCAACGTTAAAGACTCTAGCAGGCTCATTTTTAAGTAACTCAATTGCCTGCTGCGCAAATTGAGCGTCAGGCGTGTTCATAATACCTGACACTTCAATTAATGTCTGTGGTTGGTATTTTGAGCAGATAATCTCTGACTTCATGCGTAGAATTTCACGCGCAAAGCGGTAAAGCCCGTCTTTCATGTTGCCAAGTCGCAACGACGCGTATTGGCTCTTAATCTGCTGCGCTGTCGCTGTTTCACTCGCTACCGACGCGCCACGCATAATGTCGGAAAGCCCTGTTGTTTCGTAAATAATTTGTTTACATGATTCACGCGCTTGATAAAGCTGTTGCAGTGCTGACGCAACGTCGCCAAGTGGCATAAACTGAACCGCGCCTTGCAATCCGCCTTTTTCAACAAACGCCGCCCAGTTTTTGACAGGAACAAGCACCCCATCATTACCTTCTTTCATCAAGCGTTCAATCGCAGGCTCGTCCGCCGCGTAAATACCCATCACTTTGAGCGCTTTGGTCAAATGCTTGATTCGACCTGTTAACTCGTCAATTTCGTCTGCTTGGTCTTGATAAAGTAAGAAATCAGCTACAGGAATCAGCGTCCCTGTCGATGTAGTGGCAAAGTAAGGCTTAGGGCAGGGGTAAAAGCTAGTCAAGCCTAGAGGGTCATCTCTGTGGTCTAGGATGACATCGTAATTATCCGCAATCCAATAGACGCATTTTTCAGCTTTGCACCAAATTTCCCAAATTTCCGCTTTTTTATCGGCTTTAGTGGTTTCTTTGTCGCCGTCTTTACGGTTTGACGTGTTAGTTAACGGGACTTTTTCAAAAATGTCGCCAAAACGCTCAATCCCTTCATCTAACGTCATATAGACGCGACGCGCTACCCATGTCACCTCGTCCCATGTCCGAGCAGGTAGATGCGCAAAGTCCTGCCAGTAGACATAATCCACCGGTGTTGTTTCCGACACGACACGTTCATAGACTTCAGTCTGTGCTAACCCGTTTTCTTCATCCGGTGTGCGCTCTGCGGTATATTCACTATCACCCACTTCCGTATAATTGGTAATTTGAGGCTCAAATTCTTCAATCTTTGGCTCATAGCGTAGCCATGCCACGCCTCTGCCCGGAAGCAGTCTATCGTCCACCACGCAAGACAGCGTGTCGTGAAAATCAGAATACTCTTTAATCTCAAAATCAAGAACGCGCTCTAAAATCATCGCCGCTACTCTGCCGGCGTCATTTCTGTCGTCAAAGCGTCTTGAAATCTCAGGGTTGGGCGGTTTTGCGTAAATGGCAGGCTTTAGTGTCTGTACGTTAGACCAAAGAATATTAAATCGCGCGTCCGCTTGCTCTGCGTCTTTGCGCTCGTCACGGTAGCGCTTGACAATCTTCTCGCCACGCTCCGTCCATTTCTTATATTCTTCTTGGTAGCGCGATATTTCGTCGTGCCAAGGCTGTGCTGATAGTTTGTCACTCATTATATTCGTCTACCTCTACGTTTCGAGCTGTGTTCCCACAACTCCTCTAAGGACTGGTCTTCCCAGAATTTTGCTTTGGGCTTTGGTGCTGCGTCTGGTCGTTGTTCACGCCATGCAAGACACGCGTACCGGAAAGCATCAGCAAAGTGAGATGTCCAATCGTGTTTGGGGCGTTCATTAAATACCTTTTTGTCCACATTATACTCTCTTTGGTATTGCGTGAGCGCTTCCATCCCCTCTTTACAGCTTGGGTCAAACCAACAGTTTGCTAATGATAACCTAGCGGCTTGTATTCCGTCCATAAGTGATATATTTGGGACAATTCTAGGTGACCAACCAAGTGACCTAAACTGTTCTTCAATACTTCTGCCCGTTTGCAATGATTTAGCCTTCGCGTCGTGCGGCAGATACAGCCATTCGCCATAATCATAGCCTTTACTCTGCAAAATGTCATGGTAATGCGCGATGGGCATTCCACTGTTGCTGTAGCAGTCAATAAACCTAAGCTCTTTACCCGCCACCTGAAACCACCAAATTGCCGTGTCGTCGCTCCACCCCAAATCAATAGCCGCAAATGTCTTGAGTTTGCGGTCATAGCAAGGTCTTTCCCTACCTGACTGTTTCACTTCGTACATCTCCTTACCGTATATCGCCCCCGGAATCGCCGCGTCGAAGTTGCACTCCATCTCCTGTAGCCATGCGTCCTCCGACAATTCCTTCCTCAGCGCGTCAATCTCCTCTTGGTCGAGGATGCCCGAGTTAGATGCGGTCAGCAGCAAGGTAAAGCAGTCCTTGTCTTGCTTGCCCGCTTCAAAGCGTTCGTAAAAGCTATTCTTACCCTTTGGCGTGCCAATAATTATCGCCCACCCTTTGCGGTCAGCCAGCGCAGGACGGATAACATACGGCCATACAGTTGACTTCCAATCGCCATACTCGTCAGCAATAATCCCGTCAAAGTAAAGACCGCGCAACCTGTCAGGATTGTCAGCACCAAATAACTGAATACGCGCCCCGTTTGGAAAATCGAGTCGTAATTCACTTTCGTTCACCTTTATGTTGGGTATGGGTTTTGTAAACGTCTTACAATAATCCCAGATTACTTGTTTTGCCTGTGAGTAGTATGGGCAGATGTAGGCATACCTACCATCTCCGCTAGTGTCTAAACAAGCACACTTTATTAATTCATTAATACACGCTACCGACTTGCCCGCCCTTCTGTGAGCAACCACAACCGCCCACCTCTCTTTTCTTGCGTGTAGTGGTCGAAACACATCTCTTGGTTTGTAGGGGATGACAACCTTCATGATTCCCACCCGATGACAAGGCTTGCCGCTGTGCCGTCCGCGTTAGTGATACCGAACGCCACTCTGTTCTGCTCCTTAGCGCTTGCCCATCCATGCACGTTTTGAAGGATAGCTAACGCCGCCTTTGTATCGCCCCCTAGCGCCGCGTCTTTTAGCACCTGTGCCATTTGCGCCTCTGCGTCAGCGGCGCCCTTCATCGTCATCAACTCAACGTTTGGGTCGAGTTGGCACAGTTGCCGATACTCGCTCGGAAGTAGCCCCGCAGCGAGGGCGAGCTTGTCACCCTTTAGTCCAAGTGCTGACGCATCGTAAATGGCGTTTAGACGCGCCTCTGTGACTTTTAACTCTCTTGGTGAATATGGAAATGATTGCATGGTCGCATGAATCCTTAGCTTGTAAAAAATATTTATAATATATATGGAAATGACTTTTTTGTCTGTGAATCTTTTGCATCACCTTCGGAAATGAACGCCCCCCCTATGCGTCATTTATTTGACGGTATATATGAAAATGCTATATATGAAAATGCTATATATGAAAATGCTTCTACTAGACATGGTGTGCCGGCCAGTCGTCTTGTCAAGTCCTCCCCCTCTGCGTTCTATTTTTTATTTTACCCCCCCCCTTATCGCCGGAAGCCACGATATACGCGGGGTGCAGAGGCTTCAAGGCTAAGTGTCAATTATTTGACGTTATTGTAAGTCATTGATTCTTATAGTTTATCAAGGGTAAGCGTCAATAGATTGACACTAGTTCCAGTTCCAGTTCCAGTTCCAGTTCCAGTTCCAGTTCCAGTTCCAGTTCCAGCACTTTTATTTTGTAGTCAGTTGTGAGCAGCTGTAAGCAGTCAAAACATTGCCGACTGACTACGCTTCCGC